GGTCCTTTAACTATTCCTGTTCCTAGTAAGGCTGACTCAAGAAGCGCATTTCTAATTTCAGACGAACCTTTTGATTCATCAATTTGATCATGAATCAATTTCTCCATCCGTCTTGCTGCTTTTTGAGCAGGTTTAATTTCAGGAATTTCAGGAATAGGAGATAAACCATCTACTAAAATTGCTGAAGCTTCTTCTTCTAAGAATTTTCCGTTAGTAAAGGTTGCACCTGGTTTTAAAGTTTTTCCATCTCCTTTATAACCAACATCAAAAGGACTATCTGTAGCTTCTGCTTCACCGCCTTCTTCAGGAGGAGTGGTTTCAATTCCTGGAACTGGATTCTGTGTATCTAAATGCGCAAACTCAGAAACTCCTTCAGGCATTTTTGTTTCAGTAACACCTATAGGAAACTTACCAGTACCAAAAACAACATCTACAAGTTGTCCAAAAGCTGCTAATACTTTAGTCTTTGTTATTTTAACAAATATGCGAGACTTTTCTGATTCTCTAAATTTTATACCTTTATCATAAAGACCTCTATAATTTCGGTAAGCAGCTAACCATCTTGATTCGTTTGATACTCGTGCTGTTTCTGCATCTGTAAAACGCTTTTGTATTGTTCCAACTAATGTTAGTTTTTGATCTTCTTCTAATACAAGACTTTTACCTTGTTCGTCTTCAACATCTTCAAAAAAGACATTATCAGAATTTTCTAAAAGAGTATTATTAGAGTTATTATTTTCTTGTTCTGCCATTTATTTTTAATATCCAAATTCAGAATCTACTGGTTTATATATTGATTCTCGTTTTAAGTTTCGTATCCTCTCAAGAGGATCAATAACTCTTGGTCTACTCATAATAAGATAACGTAAAGCATCGTATGCATGATCAGATGCATTCGTGTCTACGTCTTCAGGTCTAGTCTTACTCAATGGTATACTTTGTAGTTCTCGAATCAAGTTAGGACAGTTGTTAAATATTTGTAATCGTGGTCTCCTATTATTCTTAACTTTCAAGTATTCATGGATTTGGATTTTACCCTGTATTCTATTTTTATCTGCTCTTCTGAGCTTATGACCTAACTGTTGAAGTGTCTCACCAACAGTCGGTCCAGTAGTTCCTGTTTTTGCCCAAGCAGCCGTATCTAAGACTCCTTGAACAGAGAACGGATCTTCTATCTCCATTTCTGTTATTATACGACCTAAATCAAGTCCTGTCAAGTTTTTTCTGTACAATTCTCTATAAATTACCAATGTTCCGTCACTTCTATCAACTGCTCCCCATAAGCAACAACTCTCTGAAGCATAACCATAATCTATTCCTTTGACTCGTTCCCAAACAACAGGAATATAAAAAGGCGCAACAATATGTACTTCTGGATCAAACTCAACAAAAGCAGCGCCTTCCGCTACATCCCAATTACCCTCTAATAATTGTCTTCGCTGAACTGGCGGAAGAGCTTTAAGCATTTGTTCATAGCGACCATCATTGGCAAGATACGGATTATCATCCAACCTAGCAGGAATAAATTTTCTTGAAAGTCCGTCTTTGCCAACAAAGGAAGTATTCGGATCTATAGGATCTACATACCTTTTTTTAACCCATTGTGCGCCAACCCCACCTGGGTTTGCAGTACAGCGCAAGTAAGTTTCGATACTTGAATCTGTTGTTCGCAACCTAGAAGCAAGATAATTCCAACCGAATTCTGTTGGTAAATGTGTAATTTCATCAAAACCTATCCAAGAGTATGCTTGTCCTTGATAACGATAAACATCTGCATCTCGCTCAAGGAATCCAAACTCTATTTTAGCTCCGCTAGGAAAGTTCCATAGTTTTTCAACTTCACGAAACTTACATCCTGGAAAAGCTTTAGGATAAAGTTCTCTAGATTTATCAATTAGTTCTCGTAGCTCTGGCATAGATCTTCTTAAAATCAAGGCTCTATGCGCTTTTTTATGAGCGTAGCGCAATGGATCTACTAGCATTGCATAGGACTTACCACCGCCTGCAGCACCTCCGTAAAGAACATCTTTTTCTGGTGCTGCCAAGAACTCTGTCTGTGGTCCTTCATTAGGATGAAAGACTACCTGATTATCTTGTTCTATCTGCCTTTGTACTGTAGGAGGAAGAGAGTCTAATTCAGAATCTAAGACAACTTTATTATCTGTTTTCTTATTATCAAGTTTTTTAAGAACTTTCTTTTGTGTTTTTAAAGAACTTTTTTGATTAGAGATTTTAGTTTGTAATTGTTTTATTCTCTTTTCTTTTGCTTTAACAGAACGTCTAGCACTCATCTTTGCTTTAGTTTTTGAGTGATAGTTATAGTTTCTTTTTTTCTTTTTAGATTTAGAATCTAACGAGTCTTTCTTCTCTTGTACCATATTTCTTATCTATTATTTTTTTTAATCCCATAGGACTAAGGCTTCTTCCAGTATAATCTTCTAACCAATAACAGCCATCACGTAAAGATATTTCTTCGTTTACAATCATTTCTTCTACTGCTTCGAGGGCTTCTAATTGTTTTTCTACAGGCTCTAAGTATTGTGAATCATCTTCAGAAAGCTCATAACCAAAAGGAATAGTAGAACTTTTACGTCTTTTTAACTGTATTGTTTTTTCTAATAAACTTTGAGTGTTCATACTAATAGTGTAATCAAATTCTTTAGTAATAATAACAGAGCAAAAGAATTTAATATAAGTAAAGATCTGTCTTCCCATATTGCTGAAACTACTAACCAACCTGTAACCCCAATAATTGAAAAGCTTAAATCATATAATACAAAGCCTTCTATCCCTCTCATTGACATTCCAGTAAGAAGAAATATACTAGCTACCCATTTAACATACCAATCTGGAGTATACTTAGGTGTAGCTGATTTAAACCATCTTTTAGAATTCTTTAATTCTTCTTGGCTCGGCATCTCTTTCCATAATAATATTATTTATTACCTCTTCTTCCTCCACCAACATATAATCCAAACCAAGCTGCTCCTGCGCTAACAACCACAGATACAAAAGCACTTTGCGCAGCAATTGGTTCTTCTAATAACATAAACCATTCTGTAGTTCGATAGAATGCAACACCATAAAGAGTAATCAATAGTCTTGGAAATACTCTCCATTTATCGAAACCTTCTGCTAGATTATACCACGTTGGTTGTTCTGGATTTATTATAATCTTAGTTTTTATCTTTTCATTATTCATATTCTTTGGAATATATTATAACCAACTATTAATCTTCCATGACATTCACACTTAAATGGAGATACGAGTTCTTCTTCTGTACTCTCATAGTCAAAAGTAATCTCTTCGCCAAGCTCAATATTTTTTATTGCTACTAGAAAAGGCGGTGTAAAATTAGGAATAATCACCTTTGTATTAGGATTACAATGATGATTTACGTGTCCACCTTCGTAATGTTCTAAGTGTTGATCTCCTATTTGTATTGAAGTTCTAGTAGGACTTGGAAAATAATTACCATCTAATTCTAATACTTTAGTTCCATTTACAAATCTTTTGTTAGTAAAAAGACCTTGCATTCCGTCTTTTATATCTTTAATTACAAGTATGTCATTCATTTTATGATACTATCCAATCAATAAGTCTTATTAAAACTTTTTTAAAAGTTAAGCGTTGATAGACTATATAGTAGTTATTTCTTTGTTGCACTACTTTTTTTCTTTTTCTTGCTTCTTTTTTTACGAGGAACAGTTACGTAGGCTTCATTTACATCAGGAGTTGATTTATCATCTCCAACATATCTGCCTTTTAAATTCCTTGCACGAATTCTTTCAGTTGTATTAATGAAAGTATTCTTGAACCAATCACTTAATCCAATATTCCAATAGTTTCTTTTTTTCATTTTTTCCTCCATTTTATAAATTAATTTTTTAAGAGAAGCTACTTCCACAACCACAAGTTGACTTCGTATCAGGATTATTAATTTTAAAAGCTGAACTAAACGCTGATTCTTCAAAATCTATTTCTACATTTTCTAGATAGGCATAACTAATAAAGTCTACACATAGTCTAACTCCATCAGTTGCTTTAGTAATATGATCATCGGTTTCAACTTCATCATCGGGCTGAACTCCGAACCTATACTGGAAGCCGTTGCAGCCACCGCCTTCGACAGCCAATCTAACTATCTCCCAAGGTTCTACAAACTCTTTTAGTTTTTTTATTGCGTTATCTGTTAGGGTTATCATTGTTTTTCTAATCTTAATATTGCACGTTCTACATCGTTTAATCTTTCTATAAGATGTGGAAATCTATTTGCTTGTTTATTTTCAATTTCAGTTATTCTTCTATCTAACTTTTTGATGTTAGCTACTAGCTTTCTTCTCATCATCCGTACTTCAAAAGTCTCTTTTATTACTTCCATTTAGTATAAGAATCCATTAGTTTTTAATACTCCAACACAAGTTGTTAAAAACAAAACTACACTTAATCCAAATATTATTTTTACTGCTTTATTCAATTTCTTATTGGTATATCCAAAGGTACTAAATATCCTTGCATCCTTAATGATGTCCAAGTATCACAATAATCTTCTTTTCTATAACCTTTTGGATAAAGCTCACACATACATTCTTTTTGATAATCATAGACTCGATCAATACAAGTAAGAAACAAACGAGTCTTTGCACTCATTTCTTGGGTACTACTGCAACCAGACAAGATAAGCAGCAATAAGATTAAGTAACATAAATATAAATGCATCAACATTTAACATCCTATATTAAAGTAGAGCCATCCACTCTTTAATTATTATAATTGATATGAATACTAAGAATACTATCCATACTGGATTAAACTTCATCATTTTTTTGTTCCCAACAATTCAAATTAGCAGCTACTGTTCTGCGTTCACCTTCACCAAAGAACGGATAGACCATGTGTTGCATCCAAGAAGGAAACATCAACTGTCTGCCGACTATAGGTTGCAAAGATATTGATTGTGGCGGTCTTAATTTT